TACCAAACATCTTCAAAATCATCACCTTCATTAGCTTTACTATAATCCGTAGGTCTCATAGAAAAGAAATCAGTGTGTGTATGTCCACCGGTTAGATGGTAGAACCAATCAAGGTTTGCTGCTGCCTCCTCATCAAAAGTAAACATGTCAGTATACCCAAGTTCCCTTAGCTTTTCATTACATCTTTTTTTGATGAACTGCTTGAGATCATAAGACTTAATACCTTCGATGTCACCCATCTCAAACATCTTGTCTATATAGTTCTCTTCTAGTTCAACCATTGCCTGTGCTGCCAACCTAATAGAACCTTCTGTTCTTGATCTAAGATTATCATCCTCCTCACACATATGGTTAAACAACCTACAACCCATCTTACTATGAAGACTTTCATCTCTTACACTCCACTTCATTTGCTGACCTATACCTTTAAGTAGGTTACGCATTTGGAAAGAATATAACACAGCAAAAGCACTGTAAAGGCTAACACCCTCAGCGAAAGCGGAAAAGATCGCAAGGGATCTAGCAATCCCATCTGTCTCGGTTCCTTCGTATCCAATGAGGTTATCAAATCTTTGAGCCGTTGCAGGCTCATGTAAAAACGCTTCAAAATCATCTAGTCCTAATGTTTCGTTTAAATAACTATATGCGACTGCATGTATTGTCTCTTGAGATCCAAACATCATTGCCATCTGCTGTATCTCATGCTTCGGAAACCATGATACAACTTTCTGTGTCCAGTAATCAGATACAGCACACTCAGTCTGTGCAAACCCTAGTAAAATATTACCCACTAAATTCTTCTCTTCAGGTGTTAAATTTTCATTCCAATCCTTAACATCACCTGACATCGGTATTTCTGTGTGTAACCAAAAAGCTTGAGCCTGTTTTAGCCACCCTTCTGTATAATACTCAGGGTACTCAAATGGCTTGTACGCTATTCTTTCTTTAAATAATCCCATATTTATTTTTTTAACAAGTTTGATTTTAAATCTTCAATTCTCATTTTATAATTATCAGCATGAATTTTATGACTATCATCAACACTACCTTTCACCCAAAGTTCTGACTTATCTAAAAAATCTTTTCTGCTAATATCTCCACAATACCATATATTTTCAATATCATAATATTTTTTACGTAAACCTTTTCCTTCTGTTCTTCCAAACTCAATACTTAAAAAACAATATGTATCGGGTTTTTGATGAAGACTAGTTTTAGCTACAGATACACGATAATCATCCTTTGGTTTTACTGTTCTTCTTTTTGTTTTTAATTCAATCTTCTGATCTTTATATAAAATATCGTGATTGTAATCATCTGTGGGTTTAGTACCCCAATATTTTGCTAAAGCCAACTCAGCTACTCTAGCTGATGCATTAGCCCTACCTTTGGTTATTGAGTTATTAAGAGATCCAAGGTCTTTAGACCATTTATGAGCCTCTTTAATCATTTCTTTTGTATGAGGTATTTTGGTTATTTTATCCATCTTGTCTGTTTTTTAAAATTAAATCAATTGTTTTATCACATTCCTTATTGGTCTGTGGTTTATATAAGTGCCTATTGTCACCTGTGTCTATTATGTGTTTCTTAAATAACTTCCATCTTAAAGGGAAGGACTCATTAGCCCTACCCTTTGTTTCTATTATAAAATCTCCACCGACAAAGTCAGGTGTATAACGAATACCTAGAACTTTTTTATTTCCTCTATCAATGTATTCCCCTTTTCCGTTATTTTGTCTTTCAAAAGCATCACGCTCAAACGTAAATGTTTCAAGCAATATAAAATTTTCTCCTTCATATTCAAATTTAATTTTTGCTTTTTTCAAAGCTATGTACATGTATTTCTCTAATCCTGATGCAAATTTGACTCCATCATGCACCACTTTCTTTGCAGTAACCGGACCTTTTTTTCTTTTAAAGACCCTGCGCATAACTGTCTCTTACCGTTAAAAGATCTGATTCTTCTTTTTCCGATAATGCTAAACTTTTAACTTCATCTTTTGCTGTCTGTATGTAGACTATGGCATCCATGAGTTCCTCTTGTATATCGTTAAGATAACCGCCTAATCCTTTTAAGCCTAAGATCCTTTCTTGATGCAAAGATCTACCGTATTTTTTCATACCAAAATCACACCTTTCTGCAAATTTTTCAATGACTTTTTTAACAACAGGATCTTCAACTTTCAATTTAATTTTATTGCTTGTATTTTTCATAATAGTATTTTCTATATTTAAAAATTTGATTCCAAATTTGAGTGTGTGTATAGCATTCGGGTGATTTATTGATTTTACCACCTACATCAATTTCTATATACCAACTCCTTTTCCTGTAACCCACTTCCACAGGAGTTATAATAACCCTGTTTCTATAGCACCACATTCTGATTTCTAGATCTTCTTGTGTTGCTTTATAAGGTCCCATATACTCTACTTGTTTTCCCAAGGTAAAGGTTCATCTTGTGCTACAGCCAAAGGTATATAACATCCAGAATTTGGTTCCCAATTAAAGTGAGACTCCGCACCATTTTCACCTAAGTTTTGAAACTTAACCTTAAGTACTTTTACTTTTACGGTCTTTTTTTCATAATCTCTATGAACTAACAACCCATGATAGCTTGCATCATACCATTCACCACCACCTTTAATGTTGTACATGTTTGGTTCTTCCGTCTTACCATCTTTGCCTTTAGGCATCTTTACCGGATGTGCAACCACTATAACTAAAACATCATACTTTTTTGCAAAAGATTCAATCTTACTAAGGTAATCCATTGTGTATACATTTACATCACCTGACCCATCTGAACTTCTAACTTTATTAAAAGGATCTATAACTAAACACTTGATACCTTTACGCTTTACAAGTTCTGCACCCTTTTTTAATACAGACTCTAAATTATAGGTGTCCATGTCAATAAAGAAAAAGTTATCATTGATATGCTCAGTCACCTCATTCCACTTATCACTACCTATCTCGGACGCAGGTGGCATGGTTCCCCATACTTTACGCATTAATTTATGTGCATGCATGTGAATAGGGTGGTTTTCTGGTGATGCAAAAGCAGTTTTCCAATGATAGTTCTTATTGTATCCAATCACCATCTGATCAACAAAGTCGCTCTTACCACTACTAGGTATACCGGTCACAGTTATAAACTGAGAAGTATATGTAGAGAATATCTTGTCAAAGTTATCTATACCAATTTGGAAACCGGGTTTAAAACCGTTAATAACAAAATCCTTTAATTCTTCTTCAACATCTTTAAGAGTTGAGACACCCTCTAGAGGCACTTGTGTTGAGGAGTTTATTACCTTCCTTAACTTCTCTGCACCTGACTCTAGTAGATACTCATTTGCATCCTTGCACCCATTAAAGTCTACCAAATAACAAACCTCTGCTCCAAGTCTACGTATAAATTCTTGACGTAGTGCTTGACCGGCTTCATCAGCATCTACTGCTAATATTATTTTGGTCTTATCATCAAAGTAGTCAATACAATTATCTAAGTAATCAAGGTTGTTAGAGTTTAATGTAGCACCATTCGGAACTGATATTACATTCTTAATACCTGCCTCGTGCAGTGCTAACACATCCATCTCACCTTCAACTATTATACAAGAGTCATAACCTATAATAGAATTTATATTATAAAATATTTTCTCTGCTCCTTTAAATAGTTTGAAGTTTTTTCTACCGTCCCTATACTTAATGTTGATCAGTTGATCACCCATATAGTAGTTGAACTTTATAGTGTTTTCAAGTTGAGATGTTTGTGGCATCCACTCTTTACCTTCACCTACTCTTAAATCTGATAGCGTTTCCTTAGAGATGCCTCTAGAACTAAACCACTCTTCAGCTTTACTATTAACTTCCATGAACTCCTCAGATGTAGGTCTTACATAAACCTTTTCACTTGATCCTTTACGTTGGTACGTGTGGAATTGGAATGTTGTATTACAATTATGACAGGTGCCTAGACCCCTCTCCCAATCGTAACTTGCGCACTTGGTTTTACGATTAGATGGTTTCCTATCAGAAGAACACAAGGGACAAGTCCCCTGTGTTTTACCTTCTTCTAAATTGTATTGATTAAACTTATCAATAAGGATACCATTAATCTCTATGGTTTCAACGTTCATACCTTAAAATGGTAAGTCGTTAGAAGCAATTGGTTGGCTAGTCTGTTCTGAAGCCACCGGCTGTTGACCATCTCTAGGTGCAGGATCTGGCATTTGCCCATTAGTCCAAACAACCTTTATATTACCAAGATAGTTTTTAGCCGACTTAGACTCTCTTTCTTCCTTGCTTTGATTAACCGTAATAGGTCCTTGATTACCATATGGATCAAGTTCATCATTTATTGATATTGATATTGGTAGGTACTTACCTTTTTTACCTTCGATGATTTTATCTTTAGGAATATTACTTAGGTTTATACTACCGGTTATTATACACGCCATAATTATAGGGTTTTACTTATGAAAAATTGATTTGAGTCAAAGTCTTTTGAGTTAAAAAAAAACTCATAAGCTTCAACGGCTTTTTGTACCTTATAAAGCCCTGATTTATAAAATCTATCAGAACAATTATAGATACCTATTTGATTAGTGTTCTTGTCTATTACTAAGAACAAAAATTCGTAACCAAATATTTTCTTATATATATACGCTTGACTGTCGTAGTTGTACTTATTAGCAGAGTAATCAAACTTATGGATATCATTTGTAGTCTTTAAGTCTACAATGAGTTTTTTGTTTAAGTTTATTATATCTGCTTTACCTTTCCACATTTGACCTTCAAGGTTAGAGATACCGGGGACTTCATATTTATTCTCCGGATCCGTAATTAAATCACGACAAGTGTCATTCCTAAAAATAGCCTCTGTCATTGATTCAATCATATCAACATCCTTTCTCAACAGACAGATATCTCCATCTGATTCTTCCTTGTACACTTTCGTGTTTCTTGTTGATGAATCTATTATCTTGTAATTCTTAAGCTTTTCAGGCTCAAGTATAGCGGTATGAAAGTAACCACCAACAACAAGAGGAACAGTCTTTTCAAACGTTTTGTTCAAGGATAAAGGATTAGATAATAAGGTGGAGATGTTGGAGTTACTTAAATACTTTTTACCAAACTCACCATAGTAATTATCATCATCCTTTAACTTCTCAAGTACCTCTTGCTCAGTCATATTACAGTGAAGATTTTATTAGTTCATCTACGCTAGTAGTCTTATTCACTTGTTGATTAGGTTTGGTAAAGTCTTCTGACTCATCCTGACCAAAAGCACCTAGCGCATAAAATCCAGTTAGCTTAAGTACTATCCTTGACATTGCCCTCTTCTCAGCCATAGCTAAAACATAGCTTTGTCTACAATTTTTAGGGTTAGCCTCACCAAAGGTAGATAGTACTCTGTCCTTCCATTTAGCCGTAGCCTTTACAGCCGCTGATACTGCAGGTGTATACTCCACCATCTCATAATCAATATCAATATCAGCTACCGCTTGGATCTTGTCAATCCCACTACGAGTGATTATTGTCCAACCCTGCGGAGACTTAAAGGTATCATCCTTATGCAACTCATACTTTTTGTATAAGTCATTTAATGTATCGGTTTTTGTTTTGGTATTCATAGGTTATATATTTAATTTAATTTAATTGTTATGTGTAGTCCAAGACATGTGATGGATCTACGTTCTCTATTAATTTATCAACTGCCTGCCTCTTTAACTGAGAGACTCTTACGTGAGCGCTTGAACCATTTAGTCCAATGATATTCGCAATATCTTGCGCTGAGTGCTTTTCACAATCAAGACCGTAACTTAGTCTTAATACTTGGTACTCTTTACTATTTAAATGCTTCCTTAACAAACTCAGCAAATAAACATTAAGTAATTCTGGATTGCTAGTTATTGAATTATCCTCTATTTGATTAATGTTATTCAATTCTTTAAAAGGTTGACCTCCTATATTTGGATCATCTAAAGATAAGAATATAGAGTTAAAAAACATTGCAACCATCTTTTCATCCTTACCTAAATCTTTTCGTATCTCATTTAACTTATACTCAGGGATTCTTATATCGGATCTATTAGTATCTACAGATCTTCTTATTGCACCCCTTATTCTTTTCGATAGAAAAGATTTAATGGTCTTCTCTTTGTCAGGTGATAGCGCAAATATATTCCAATCTATTCTATCAACTGCCTTAATCAATCCTACACTACCCTCTTGAATCAAGTCTGTTATGTCCATAACTCCCGATGCTTGTGATGATGTAGAAAACTTTTTAGCTATGTTCTCCACTAAAGGTAAGAACTTTATAATTAGTTCATCTCTATCTAGTTCAATATAATCCTTCTCATGGTCTATTGAGTTGATGCTAGTCTTAACATCATCCTTGTACAATCGGTATGTGTTTGTATTATACTTTTTCATACTGATGATTCAATAACTCCTTTTCTTTTTTTAACTCTAAGTCCATATTTCGATATATCGTTCTAGATGAACAATCTAATATCTTTGCGAGATTAGATATTGTTATCCTTTTGTTTGAATGGTTTATATGCAACATGCATTCATATATATTTTCATTATTTACACATTTATTCCTACCGGCAAACTGACCAACTATCTTCAACTTTTTCTTTTTAGACATTCCTGTTGAGTCTTTAAAGATTATTTTTCTTAGCCTATTTCTTGGTGGTATACTAAAGTCATAAGAAAAAACATCCATTATCATTTTGTCAATAGAGTTCTTGTGTATAGCAAATGTAACAAAACCATTCCTAACATCACACATAAAATAGATTATTTTTTCAAACTTAGAATCATCTAGCTTTAAGTTCATGTATCTAAGTACAATCATATGCCATTTAAGAGACTTGTAAGTTGTTATCTTAGCAGTACTCCTAAACAACTCATAACATTGGTATGTACCTTCCTGATAGTAAGACCCCCAATAGTACTTTTCCGTTGGAATGTCTGTCTCAGGATCTTTCCTATACTCAATCCTATTACGATGTAAATGCTCTATGTTCCTATGTGACATTAGCCTCTTACTATTGTTTATAACGACCTATTGTCACACTATTATATCTTCAGAAGTAATTTTAATCTTTACCCCCAACCATTTCCCTTTTGTTCTAGAATTTTCTACAAGAAAATCTATTGACCTCTTGTATCTTTTATTCATCACATCTTGGATCTGCCAAATCCCATCAAGATTTCCTGCACCGGTTACTTCTACACATTCTCCAAACTCCCAACCCTCCTTCAACATATCTTGTGATACTGCAATCCATCTATGTACCTCCGGACACTCAGGGTTTATTATAGATCCCGATGCGGTCAAAAATGGGGTGCTATCTGTTTGCTCCGGTACAGCATTGTAAACTGTTGCGGTCACTATTAATATTCCTAATAATTTAATCATAATCTCCTCTTTTTTGGTTATCAATTTGATCTAACTTATTATTTATTTTATCTACTTTATTTTTAATTATTGCAGCCTTCTCATACTCTTCTTTTTCTTCGTAAATATTCATTAGTGTCATTAGCCTAGATAACTCACCAACCAGAAGTTCTTCCTCAGAAAGCTGTGTATTAAGTAATGTGAACAAGACATCGTTTATGTTAAATAGATCCTTGTCCATTTCCTTCTTCACTTCCAACATTTTTTTAATTACAATGTCTGCAATTTCTTGTTTTTCTTTTTCAGTCATAAAAATTATTGTATAGTTCATCTTTCAGATCTTCTTCAGCTAATATAGATTCTTGTAAGTCTGTATTTTCTAGATCCGTTAACCGTTCATACTCTTCCTCTAGGTAACTATCAATCATTGCATCCTCATAGATCTGCTCATCAATGTAAATTGATAGGTCACCCTTCCTAAGTTCTTCCATGAAGACTAAGGCTAAGTCAAAGTTATTGTGAAAGACGTGTTCATTAAGGAATATTTTACCTCTAGATCCGTCAGAATCATGCATCCCTTTATTTAAAATATTTTCATTATATTTAGCGACTTTGAGTTGATATCCATCCGAAGTGAAGTCCGGATATATTTGGAAGTCGCATTTGCCAAATGATATTTGGTCTTGATATATCTTCGATTTGTAGTTGTCTAATACGAAGTTTATTCTTTCTTTATGTTCCATTATAATTACAGGTTTTTGGTTTAATTTAATTGCTGTAAGGGGAGGAGTCGAACCTCCAAGAGTGTAAAATACACCCACTACCGAGATAGGGTAGCGTGTCTGCCAATTCCACCACCTTACAGAGTATTTTATTTAATTTTTAAATTGCAATATAAAAGCTATTATAGTAATAACATCTATCAAAGCAAAGATAATAAAGTCAATCAACTGACCCTTTTTACTCACCCAATCTTTATAGGTTTGCAAACTTAGCATACTAAAAAGCATTATCATAGCTATACCATACACAAATAAAATTATTTGAACATCCATACTAATAATATTTTTTTACTTTTTTAACTTCTTTACATTTGCCACACTTGTCGTTAGACATTGCATTCAATGCACCACATACACACTCCCATGCAGTAGCTTTATTGTCGTTCATAAAAGTCCATTCAGGTTTAATCATTTATTGTGATATTTTAACATCCTACTTACTATGTGTTTCTTCCGAAATATTACAATTCGGTTTGCTAATCTAAACCATTTTCTCCTTAATACCATATTAAGTATGCAAGAAGATAGGTTAAGAGATTTGTCAAGTAGAATATAAATCATTTTTTGCCCCATGTCGTGCCCATGTTAGATTAGCCTTTCTACCATTGTTTTGTTTTATCTTATCCCTCCATGCGTTATTAGGTATTGTGTACGTGTATAGCATTTCTTTCTTGATTAGGTACACCTTCTTCTCGTAAGGATCTCCGGGTCCTTGTATAGTTGATGGGTGTAAGTTATTCCTATATATACACTTACGAATATCCTCAGTTAAGAACCATATATCATCACCATCTGGTTTATCAAACAGCACCCAAAAGTCAGCCTTAGTTGAGGTAATACCGGAGGGTTTATCATTGCACTCACACTCAATAGCTATGTTACCAGATGTTTGATTCCTTTCATCATACTTCACCTCTAAGGAGATGTTAACTTCGGGTATGAATACATCCCAATACTTAAACTTTCCTGCTTGTATATAGGCTTCTGGATAGTCTTTCTTTGCTCTATTGAGTATGATCTCCTCATACTTCTTACCTATGCTTAGATCTTCTTTAAATGTCCCCATGTTCTTTTATATTTGATTTAAATGTTTTCCATAACTCTGCTCGATAAGATACCTCGGACGGAGATATAAGTAGATGAATATCTTCACTATTAAGATCTTGATGTAATATGTTAGATATTACTACGTAGAATCCACTATTCTCATCTGTGTAGGCTTCCACATCATGTAGCTTAAACCAAGCCAGTGCGTCCCTTATCTCTTGCTTCTCTTGTAGTTCTTCTTTAAGATCTGTCATTTTCTTTGCGTTTTCTCCTTGTTCTACTCATCGCTTTCAAATAATTATCACTCACTGATAATCTTTGCAACCTCATTGCTAGGTCACCACTTAACACCCTGTTTATTAAATTAATGTCAGTACGTGTTATTGATTTACTATCAGACAACCTATCAAGGGTATCCTTGATCATATCAATCTGATCTTTTTTGTGCCGGAGTTCTGTTAGTATTTCAGCATACAGACTCCACTTACTATTTTGAAATTTATTTTTTTCTTTCCCCATTTTTTTCTTTGTTTTCTTTTTGTTTTCTTTTAGCTTCTCTCCACCTATCTCTTCTAGATTTTTGTTCGCTACCCAACCAATCCTCTAATTTGTTTGAAAATACAAAGTTGAATGAATTGTCAGCTATAGGTGTATCTCTACCTTGAATTATTGCATTTATATTTCTTGAGGTAAATCTAGAATCTTTCACACCCATTTGATTCCTTTTGTAGTTAGCGTTGTATTTACAACCGCAGTAAGGTGAGCAAAATTTTATTCTTGTGTGCATTTTACCACACTCTGCACATTTCTTCATTTCTCTCATTTCATAAGTTTAAATATCCCAAAAAATATAACCACAAATAATAATAATGTTAATGCTACTCCTACTATTGCTCCCATAATTTTAATTTTACTTTAGATTCCTTTTCTATTTTCATCATATCCTTCAACATGTTTGGTATCCCCTTTATATCTTCTACCGACAATTTTTGCTCCCACACATGATCTTTATAAATATCTCTTATGCTTTTCTGTTTGTTATTAAATTGTGGTAGGTGCCATTTCTCACCGTCCA